GCCAGGCTGCTAGGATATAAGGATACTTCCTTACCAGTACTCAGCTGGAACAGTTGGGAGCCAGGCTTCCACCCTACAAAGGCTATGGGAGATATTCTCAGAGAGAATGGATGTACTGACAACCTCCAGTTGATTGAGAAGAATCCATTGGCTCTGGCTGAGCACTGCGCAAAAGACTGCAAGGCTACCTATACTCTATACCTTGAGTTCAACGACAAGATAAGAAAGCAGTTTGGTGAGTACTTCAAAGTCGAGATGGCTGTAATGCCTATTCTCATAGACATCTCCATGCACGGGATTGCAATAGATGAACAGGCCAGGCAGGAGCTCGAGGACAGATATCGAACTGAAGTTGATGCGTACTATAGAGAAGTCCAGAGCTACGGAGTTGAAAAGCCTAGCAGCCCTCAGCAAGTAGGATACATTCTGGCATCCAGGGGAAACTTCCTCAAGTTCACTAAGTCTAAAAGGCAACTACGTACAAGAACCAGTGACCTTGAGTTCATCGACGACCCGTTGGCCAAGGCAGTGATTCAGTATAGGAAGAAGTCCAAGTTCCTGTCCACATACCTTCAACCCTTGGCAGGAGAGGATAGATTTTATACTGAATACTACCTCGACACATCAGTTGGTCGGTTGAACAGTCGTAATAGGAATATCCAGAACATCCCAGGATATGACAAAGAAACAGGTGACCCAGGAGCCAGATTTATGCTCATGCCTGACTATGGGCTATTTACTACCGGAGATTATTCTCGAGAGCATCTGTATATCCTGGCACATATGTCAGAGGATAGGAAGCTGCTAGAGATTCTATACAATCCTGACAAAGCTAAGGCAGATATTCATCAACAGACTGCTGACATGATGGGAGTAGCTAGATATCTCGGTAAGGTAGTCAATTTTGCAGTCATCTACGGAGCTACTGCCCAAACTCTAATGGAGCAACTCAAGACTAGAGATAGAAGGAAGTGTGAAGCCCTGCTTGAAGGTTGGTTCAGAGCTTATCCTGGAGCAGCAGACTGGATTGTCCATGCACAGAGGGAAGGATTGAGAGATGGCTGGTGTCTGCCCACAGTGTTTGGTAGAAGGATAGCACTTCCTCAGGAGTCTGAGGATGGGATGAAGAGGAAGGCCGTGAACTATCCTATTCTTGGGTCAGATGGTGAGATTATCAAGAGAGCTATTATACTCTGCAATAACCGTAGTCTTGGCCCTCCCAAGATGGTTATCACTGTTCATGACTCGATTACTTGGGATGGAGATGTGAAGAACCAGATACCAAATGAGGAGTTGGAGAACATACCTGGATTCAGAGTGCCGTTTGAGGTCAAGCAGACATTCAGATGGGAGTAAGGAGGCCATGATGAAACTTATAATGGAGTGCACCAACTGCGGAGGCTCAGAGATTATTGTAACCAAGGATACTAAGCAAGCTGTCCTCGAATACCTTGAAGGCGAAGGCAAACTCTGTATAGAGTGTAGTAAGTTGTGGGCTGGAGAAGTGGCGGCTTTCAGGGCAGAGTGTGACAGAAAGTTCAGAAAGCTCCAAATCAGGTTCGGCCTTGTAGAGGATAGTAAGGAAGCCCAGAATAGCTGAGGGCGAGAAGCCCGCATACTTCCCGCCCTCTATAGAAAGGAGGCTCCTGCCCCCGTTGGGCAGGCAATTCAGCATGAACCAGACTGTCTGACCTTACGCCACTCCGATATACAGTTTTCCTCCTTTCAATGCTATTCTCTCGATGTCTGACTCATGCTTGATGCGGCGAAGTCTCCAATGTATTCCTTTCTGTCTCTCCATATCGTCCAGACCTCATCACGCCTTTCGATTGACTCAGTTCTGAACCTGTCTGCCAAGACCAAGTCTCCACCAGCCGCCTCAATTGACCTAGAGGCCTGAGCCAGAAGTGAGTTTATCTTGGCTATCCTGTTCTCTGCTTCCCTGGCGAATATCAGAGCTATCTGCTGGTAGCCGGTAGACTGCTCAATGAAGGTTCGGAGACTAGAGACACGCTGCGCCACTTCCTGAGCATACCCTAGAGCAGCATTGATTCTGATTGTGCCATCCCGTAAGTACTGCTCTCTGTCATGCTCCCATGCTCCCACCAGAGCATCTCTAACTGCCCTGGCATATATGGCATAGACCTCTGGAGTCCTCTCATCCTCACCACCTTCAGTGATGTTGTTTATAAGAGCATCGCCAGACTCCAGATAGGTCTTGATGTCCGGTTCAGTCCCGCCATCGACATAGTTGGTAGTAGTCAGGTAGTTTGTCCGAACATCATCTGCGTTGGAGATGTCAGTAGCAACTGCATCCAGGTAAGTATTCATAGCATCAAGAGCAGTCTTTATCTTAGTCCACAGGTCGCCAGCGTCATCTACTATGTCCTTCAGCAGGCCTGCTGCATCATTGTCGGAGTTGTTGTCCAGGTACTTCTTGATATTGGTAAGAGCAGTGTCTAGGTTAGTCTGCTCAGTATCCGCAGCAGCTGTAGCAGTACGGGCAGTGCCAAGGTCAGTTACTGCCTGATGCTCATTCTTGAGAGCCAGGATAAGCAGTGCATACGAGGCCGCAGCTTTGAGGACTGTGTTCTCTAGAAACTCAGGCACTGTCCCTGGAGCGAAGTCATTAGGAGGCACATGGTAGGCATCATACTGGACTCTGACCTGCTTCTTGTCCTGAAGAGCCTGCTGCTCCTCAACCTCCCCATGACCAGTAATCATCAGCATCTTGCCAAAGAGCTCAGTCTGGACAAACTGCTGAGGAATTTCACCTACAGGGTATTCTGTTCGGTGGACTCGGATAAAGTCAGCCAGGCCGCTAAGGTCGATACCGACCTGGTTCTTGGTGTAGGATATAGTAACTGTATCCTCAGCAGCTATGTCCCCGCCTGACACAGCCTTGATTCTGCCGTTGATGTAGTCAATCCAGAAGTCTGTCTCTCTGACTATGGTATTCGAGTCGCCGTCAGTTACACTGCTTTCACTTCCCCACTTGATAGGCTTATAGGCTAAGTTCACCCAGACATCAGTGTACGCACCCCAACCTATGTCTAGCAGGTCAGATGCTCCAGCACCGTCAATCTGGTCTATGATAGCCGAGTAGACATTCCTGAAATACATCTTACCAGTGATGGTCTTACTGCCTCCTCTAAGCCAGTGGAATGTCTCCTGCACTGCTAGTCCATCCGCACCAGTTCCGTATACCGTGACGGTCATGCCAGTTATGGAGTCGTCAGCGTCAGTGATAGTGCAGGTTAGAGGCCTAGGAACATCAGGCTGGCCATCAATGGTGCAGGCAGAACCATCATCTACTGCACTCAAGTCTTCATCAGCCACCACTCCATCGGCATCAGTATCCTTAGGCATAGTGACTGACTCGTCCGTTACAGTGAAGTTTAGAATCTCCTCGTAGGTTCTCTCCCGAGGCAGAAACCTGCTCAGGTCAGCTACTGCCACTTCTATGCAACGGTTGAGTTCAGCGACGGATAACTCAGTGTCTATGGTTACTTTGAGGTCAGTGGCCAGGTCATTTCTCATCTGCAACCTTGTCTTGCCCATAATTACCTCCTCGAGCTCCAGACGCTGTAAGGCTCCGATGTGGCTCTGCCATGCTTGACGTAGCCGATAGTGATAGCGCCTGTAGAGTTTGCTCCAGCCACTGTGTAGTACAGAGCCGCATCCCGCCATCCCTGCATTCGGCCCTGGACTTGGTGAGACATCCTGACTGCTTCGTTGGTGAGTATTAGAGTTGCCAGAGTCACAGTATTCGTGCCATCCTCGAAGGTGATAGTGACTGTACCGCTAGAAACCTTATTAGCCATGAACATGATGTCGGTCACTTCGATAGAGCCACCAGTCACAGGAGTAGCTATGGCAGTCTTAGCCACTTGTTCAGAAGTCCAGCTAACAGCCTGCCATACTCCATGCTGCTGTCTGTAGTTCAGCACCGACAGAGCATGGCCCCAAGCAGTAGCAAACTGGCCAACTACCTTATTCAGCGAGCCTATAAGCTGTACTGCCCACATGGTATACTCCTACACTTCGTGGTAGTAGAATGACACGTAGCCGTAGAAGGTGTTGTCGTTGCCTTCGTTGAAGAGTGACCATACCTGACCTGGAGGTACAATCCAGCCAGACTTCTTCTCCCACTTGAGCGGAGTTGTAGTGAAGATGAACCGGCCACCTTTGACGGCAGTGCCACCGAAGGTTGTGATATCTGTACCTGGTGCAGCAATGGCGTAGAAGTCACCTTCGGCGCCACCAACTACGCCACTTCTCATGTTGACTGGAGTCAGTGCAGTCCCTCCGGCTGCATAGGTGAAGGTCTCGTTCAGATTAGCCTCTACGTAGGTTGTGTCCTTGAAGGTAGCTACCCACATAGTCACCGAAGAGACAACCAGCAACTTGGTGCTATGGCCGTTCTTGATGACGCAGATATGCTCTGCGCCGTTAGTGCCCACTCCGTCAATGTCGATGACATAGGCTTCTGAGTCAAGCGCTGACTTGTGGTCTTCAGAAAACGATGATGCTGAGACCTTCAGTTGCCCGTGAACATCAACGTCCGCTGTGTTCTTTCTGCCCCATCCGAATATCTCCATTGTTAGTCTCCTTCCAGTTCCTCATCACTGCCGAGCGACAGATGAGTAACTGCCTCTTTAGCCTTATCCCGTATCTCTTCAAGCAGGTCAAGCTGCTGTTCCAGCAGTTCTTCCATCTTCATATCCATGCCTCCTATGATATACCAGTCAGAGCCATCACAGACAATTGACACGAACTGGTATCGGAGTTTGAGTTCAACTGCCTCCTCTCCATCTATCGTTTCATCCTGGGCAGCCCCCTTGATTTCTACAACTCCTGCTGAGTTGCTAATCTTCTTGATATGGTAGACTTTGTGAGTATGGCTAGATGCTGTCGGAAGAGTGATTGATATATTCTCATCATTGTCCACCAGAATCACAGTCTGATTAGTCAGAGTCGTATTGACTGTAACTTCAGTGACTCGAAGTTCAGTAGTGTATATGTAAGTGACTCCTCCAGGAGCTATGACATCAGCACCTTTCTCCAGGTCGTGGTATATCCTGATGTCTAGGGGTTGACGTTCTGGTCTCCCAGTTTTATCCTTCATTTCCCGAACAGCCCTTTCCAGGCTTCTGATGCCCACTTACCGAAGGACTTAGCTCTCTCAATTATCTCTCCACCAAAGGTCTCCCCCTCCTCTTCCTTCCACGGAGTCAACCACTGCCAGAGGTTCTCAGGTATCGGACGTAGCTTGGGCAGTTCCGGCATAGCCTCAAGCTCTGTCTGCATAGCCTTGACAACCTCGGAAGCAGATGCCTTAGGCACGTCGATTTCTGTAATGAGAGGAGTAGCCTCCTGTCTCCAACGGTCGGTTACAGGAATCTCTACCTTCGCTCTCTCATGCTGAGGAATCTCAACAGTAGTACTGACATCTCCAAGAGTAGCTTCCAGTCTATAGCTGCCAGGACGGTAGACATGACGGAGACCAGTTATACGAGTCAAGTCGTTAGAAGGGTATAGCGTACTAATGGACTCTATCGCAACCGACCGCATCCAGCCATCCTGTGAGGCCTTCTGAATGAAGGGAAACACCCAGATGCCATCCTGCACCTCACAACCATCGTGAGTTGTAGTACCTATACTATCCACCATCTTCAGATTATCAATCTCAGCACTGAGAGTACCAGCAGTCACCGCTGAGAACGTCCGTACATAGATGTCGTCAGAGGCGGAATTGTGGTAGCAGACGCCGAAGTAGGACGAGCTGCCTCCAGTACCTAGGCTAAACAGCCTTGGGTGCGAGGCGTCTACTCCGTCGAACGTGACAGCATCAGTCTGGGCAGGAAGTGAGCCGTCACTGTCAGTGATAATGGTAGCAATCCTGCCACCACCTGCAGTAGTACGGTATGCCGCAATGAGTAGACTGTCAAAGCAGAGAAGTGCTATCTGCCATGCTCCATAGGTCGGGTCAAGCTCTCGAGTAGCAGTCACTGACTTGGTAATAGTACCATCATTCGCCACAGCAACTGAGCTCAGCTGCCCTTTGCCGTCAGTATCAGTATAGGACATGATAAAGTAGTCGCCCTTACCCTTGCATATCTGGGGCAGATAAGCTCTGGTTGGCTGAAACTCGTAGTTGTCAACTTCCGTGATATTGCTACCGTCTGCATCACAGGTGACTGAGACAATCCTACCATCCTGACCGGACTCATGAAACACAGCAACAAAGACACGGTTGGTGCCGTGCTTAGCCAGGCCACCTACATCTACGCTAACATAGGCAGTTTGCAGAGAGTCTACTACTGCTAATGTTGCGCCATCTGCGCTTACGCTGACAGTAGTGAACCTGAGCTTAGCAGCAGCATCCTTGTAGGCAATCATAAAGATGCCAGTGGCAACTTCCTTGACAAAGTTCTGACGAGTAAAGCAATACTGAGTCTCAAACTCCAGAGTTGCTATAGGAGTATCGCCAATGTTGCCTTCGGCATCTACGGCATAAGTTGCAAGCCACCCATCTGTGTCGGAGTCCGTCCAGAATACACAAAGAATACCATCAGTGCGCTTGACACAATGAGCGTCCCAACAGGTAATTGGCTCGAACTCCTCATTGTCTATGTATGCTGCTCCAATATCTCCAGCCGCCATGTCACAGTCCTCTCGAATCCTCTACTGCAACCTTGTCATATAACTCAAGCTGGCAGTCATGATTGATAACTAGCTTACCTGCTATGACCTCAGTTTGTTCTCTGGCTAGTATGGCCTCTGCTCTCTCGTTCGCCTGAGCATCAGTTGTCAACTCCGGTGCCAAGGCTATGTCAGACACAACACCATACTGGCCCTGAGAGTCTGTATCATCCGCCTGGCCTGTGACGATGTCTGTCCAGAGTCCATCAGTCCCTGCATTAGCAAAGACATAGATTCTGTTAGGAATGGCTACAGACTGACGCTCAATAAACTCTCTGAACTTTGGAGCAGCATCGTTGTAGTAGGTAGTAGCCGCAGGGTCAGATGACTGAGGATACTTGACTTCCCATGCCAAGCCTGCCTTCGGCTTCAGATAGCTCTTAGTCATCTTGACCAGGTCGTAGATGACTTCTCCCGCATACTGGAATCTTCGGTTAGTGTTGACCTCGAAGTCCGGCTCCAGAGTGTCCATTATGCCGTCATCTTCTGCCAAGGCATCTAACGACATCGCAGGGTCAATCTCATTAGACAGGATATAGTCAATGATGTCGTAAGGTGTTTTGGCAGCAGAGAATGCACCATCAGCAGTTTTGGCTTCGTAGAAGGGGGCAGTGCCCATGCGAAGTAGAGTCTCTCTCAGCTTTGCCCACATGCCTTCGAGTTCCAGGATTGTCAGTAGTTTACCTCCCGCACTCACAATCTGCTGATGCTTGACCCAGAGACGAGGAGTGGATTCCGACCCTCCATTGACTCCGTCTCCCGCATACTCATTACCTGTAGCAGTGACATCGCCATAGCCGATTTCTGTCCAGTAGCCACGAATGTCTGGGATAGTCCGGTCATGGTTTCTGAGGATGACTATTGCGTAGTCGTTGTAGGCTTCCTCATGGTGGTCAATCAGTATAATCCGATTGCCATAGGTTGAGGAGTCCTTACTCAGGTCAACTTCCGTGCCTCCATCATAGCTGGTGAAGACCATCTTGATATATGCCTGCCGTTTACTGGCAGACTGGGCTGTAAGTAGTGTGCCTGAGATAGTCCTCATTAGTCAGCCTCCAGCAGGTTTATCACCAAGTACGTATGAATACCTGCCGCAGAACCAATCACATCGCAAGTGTCTGTGTTCGAGTAAGATTTACAGCCCAAGGATACCAAGTCACCAGCATCGAAGTGCTGGATATCCTGAAACTGAGGTGCACAGGTTTTCAGGGCAGCAGCAAGAGTTATGCCTGCCTGTAGCACACTGACCCCATTGACATGGAGTGATGCAGTGTACTCCTTATCTGCTACCGCATCCTGCCAGTCCCAGTAGACCATACCGAATACTAAGTAGTATCCGGCAGTGGCAATCTGGAAATGCGCCTTGGTGATAGTGTAAGTATCTCCAGGTGCTATGTCACTGCCATGAGTCTTGTAGATAGAGATTTGAGTAGACGAGTCAACTGACGTGATGAACCCATAACTGGCACCTCCATCCCAAGTGACTCTGTAGAACTTCATAGCAGCTACGAAACCAGAGCCTGTAGTAGGTATGTTGTCTACAATGGTAGTGGAGTTAGTTCCACTATCTGCAACTCCCTGCTGCCATATGCCTGTCTGAAGAAGACTTTCAGGGTCAAAGCCTGGAGCAGACACATCATTCAATCCGACCACCGCATCCTTGCCATGAGGGAAGTTCGACTCCTCGGCATTCAAGAAAGCTCTACCTCTAGTGTACGAAGGTGCCGAGTCATCCACGTACTTCTTAGTAGCGACATCCTGGTCAGAAGTAGGGTCAGTCACTGAGGTTATCTTGTGGGAGTTCATGGAGAAGTCGGCACCGGCCTGACCTGACAAGATAGCCATCAACTCAGCACCAGTCAAGGCTACGATGCCACCAGTGGACTTCCTACCCACAATCCTGGAAGCTGCAATACTCAAAGCAGTAGGCGTATCGTCACTCGTGGCTATGAGAATAGTATTAGCGTTGAAGAGAGCATTGGCAACATAAGCTGACATGTCTGGACGGTCATGATGGAGAGGATTGGAGTCGTCCTTTGCTCCCATTGCAGCAACAGCCTCGGCATCAGTATACCTCGCATGGTGAGAGTCCTCATCTGCCGCATGGGCAGCTATGTCTGCATCAACTTCTGCTGCAGTCTGCGCAGCCTCGGCAGTAACCTTCACATCATATACTGCATCGTGGGTAGGAGCCTTGGTCACTCCGTCAGTAATAGCCCCTGCCTGAACCGCTGCAGCCTTGGCCTCAGCATCGGTGTACTTCGTATGATGGGCATCTTCATCTGCTGCATGAGCAGTCAAGTCAGTAGCAGGCCCAAGTAGCAACTCCGAGCCGTTGTGGTTGACTACAAGGTCTCCGTCAGAGTTGACATAGACGTTATTGACTTCAGTACTACCATCAGGAGGGACTGACACTACTGCGTCTCTGTAGATGATAGAACGCCTGAACACTCTGCCGTCAGAGTATGTCAAGATAAGAACGGCACCGTCTTTGACTGCAGAAACCAATTTAGCCATCAGCTAATCCTTGTAATCGAACGAGTCGCCAGGGTCACTCTCAGGAAAGACAACGTCCGGCTCGAATCCTACGTAGACAAAGTCAGGAAACATGTCCAGGATTGACCTGGCGTCAACAATCCGTATCCTGCCTTCGTGCTGGATTCTAACCTGAGGATACGGAGCACTGACCCAAGTCAACCGATACTTCTTCTTAGCCTTTGTGAAGATTCGGTGTACCTCGGGCCTTACCACATACTCGCTCCAGCCCATGTCTCTATCCCCTATTGAAACCCCGAACATAGAACGTCCTGTCTACAGTCTGATTTGTCCCGCAGTAGAGCCTCACAAACTGTGCTCCACCAATTCTGAACGTCAGGGCATACCCACCAGTAGCCGCTACAGAAGACTGAATGATGTCAGTATCCGCATCGTTGTCATGGAAGAAGTACACAGGCACAGGAATGTCATCCTCGTCCTGAGTCTTCTGGATATACGGAGTGACCTGAGTAGTGCTCTCAAGTGTAGGCATAATGACTGTGATGAACTCGAAGTCTGCCCCCAGGTCAACGAGCTTCGAGTATCGGTCAACGTCATCGCCAGTGAACTCAGTACTTCTGTCTATGTCAACCAGGGCCTCATGCCACCTGGATGCAATCATCTCGCAACTCCTCTACCGTTTTCTCGGTATTTCCCTGCCCCACTTCTCCTCTGCCATCCCATAGGCTTGGCCTGCCGCATCCTTGGGACTCTTGCCTTCGTCGATGAGTTTCTTGATTGTCTCGCTAATCATCCGGCGGACAGAGGCTAGTGGAGTATCCTTGGTTATGCTCTCAACTGCCAATGGCATAGTATCACCTCCTGTTGCTGCCCCTGCCGGATTTTCTTGTAGTGGAGCAACCCCCACGACCTCTGTTAGCACGGACTCCTCTTCCACTCCCATCCCTCTTCGGTACTCCTTTAGTCATGACTACCTCCTGTGGTCAAGGGAGGAGACAGATTGCCCCGTCTCCTCCCTCTGCAAAGCTACTGCTTCTTTCCTTCCTGATGGCATGGATGGCCAGGAGGGAATATCTTCCGCTTCGCTGCCTTTGACATTGGCTTTCCAGGCATAACACACCTCCTTCAGTTCACTGCACAGCTACATGATGGTCAGGAAGACGAAGGCATCACCATAGCCGGACACTGTTGCTGATATGAGCCAGCCTACGCACTGGTAGCCCGAGGTCGGGTCCTTGACTCCAGCAGGGTCAATTGTACCGTCCTGATGTGCATAGACATGGCGCATGTTTGCATTCTCCCCAGGCCAGGTGTCGCCATGAGCAGTTACCCACGCAGGCCCCCAGGTCTGAACCCAGCCGTAGTAGCCGGAGGTAAAGGCATCCAGCGGGACACCTATGGCAGACTCATAGCCTACGATGTTCCCCATCTGCTTGACATCATGGAAAGGACTCCGGTAGACAGTGATGCCATTAGAGGTCGTGATAGCAGCAGGGAGAGGCGAGTCCAGGTATACTCTGACATGGGTAGACTCGTTGCCTGCATCGTTGCCGTAGATGCGGATGGCAATATAGGGGCCACCAGAAGGGAAGGCTACGAAGTATCCACCCTCCCAGTCATTCTTAGCCAGAGCGCCGGTATCTGCCACGTCAACATACTCCTGGCCTGCCGCAGCATCAGCGTACAGAGCCCCCTCAAAGCCATCCTCGTCCTCATGGTCAGTACAGCCAGGAGCGTAGTTATTGCAGGCCACCAGCCTGGCGAGGTCGTCGATTGTGTCACCTGCCTGGCAGTATACGAATCTCCTCAGCCCACCGTCCAGTGTGGCAATAGTGCCGAGAGGATACCGCTTGGTCGAGTGGTTGGAGTCATAGACGTTAGGTTTGGCCAGATTCATCTGACCATCCAGGCAGTTATCAGGCAGGTAGATTCCCATACCGTGGGAGTTCCGAAGCGAGTAATTCGGGCGAGAGACTTCACTATTGACAGCCATCTTCGTTCAACCTTCCTTTTCTTATTCTGACATTTCAGCCAGTTATTGGTTTCCAATGGCTACTGCCTGCTATATGATGCAGGCTACATCATCTACGTCGAACATTCTGCCCAGGCAGAGAGATGACGGCAGGATGATGGCTCCGTAGGTGACAAGACGGATACCTCCGGCGTCGTAGTCTTCCAGTTCAGGGAACCTGACGAGTTTGTAGAAGTCACCCTGGCCCTGGGTGCCTCCATAGGCAAAGTAGATGCCAGGATTAGAACTCATCACGTCACCGTCGCCATACTTGATGCCGAAGATGGAGTAGGTCAGGTCATCGGAGTACAGTTCTCGCTTATCCGAGGAACTGCCGGTGCCGGTGTCAGCCTGCTCACCGACAAGGTAGTCAGTCCGGACTATTGGGATACCGTCCCAGAACAGTACCCGCTTGCCCAGGTCATTGTACCCCATTGTCAGGAAGGCAAGGCTAGTAGTATTGGCCGCAGCCTGAAGTATGCCCCGTTCCTGATAGGTTGCGTCCATGCGCCGGACGATTTCGTAAGGCATGAGAAGCTCGTCGCATCCGTGTTTCATCTCGTCTACCATGACACGGAGGAGACTGAGACTAAGGCCCACGCTCCCGTTGTCGATGTTCTTGGGGTCGTTGGTACTGCCGGCAGTATACGGCGCACCGTGCTCTGCGGCCAAGGCATGGAGACCGTCGAACTGAGTCGGAGAACCGCCATAGGTCTCATCGGCGTATATTATCCTGGCACCTAGCATCCGCTTCAGGCCCTTCTCACTCTCGATAAGCACCCTGGCCTCGTAGTTGTTGTAGGTGCCATAGATGCCTTCTACATAGTGGTCGAGCTTCCGCTGGATGTAGGCTCGCCGGAGAATCATCTCCTTCTCTTCGTACTCGACATCATCTGACCAGGAAAGCTGGTCTCCGATGTCTGTCTCTATGACCGCATCTTCCGTGAGGGTCTTCTCCCTGAGCCACTCGATTTTGAGGCCCGTGCCCTTCGCCTGGGCGACCGGAAACCTCTCCAGGGGGTTGTTTCTTTTGATGTCCTCCTCAAACACCCCTGGGATTTTCAGTGACTGAGTTAGCTTCTGGGCCTCAGCCAGATTCTTCCAGTGTCCACCGGAATCAGCCATTGTTCTTGTTCTCCTTTGTCAATCATTATGCAGAGGGAGGGTTTCTGACTCCACGAACGGGCGTGTTCTCGAGAATCTTCATAGCCCTGTCATGGTCAGATATAGGAGCAGCACTACCACTCCCGCTACCCAGTGCATACGGGCCAGCCCCTCCTCTGGCAGTAGCTAGTGCTTTGAGGGCTTCCTCAAAAGAATCAAGCTGTACGCTGTCCTTAGTTTCCAGGCTTTGGCCTACCTCAGAGTCTGCCGCTATGTTGTACGTGGCCATGATGAGTTTCCTCTTCATTTCCAGTAGTGAAGCACTGGCAGACTCGGCAGCAGCCTTGGCTGTTTCAGCCTCAGCCTTGATTCTCGATACCTCTTCTTCAGAGATACCTCCGGTATCACCGGCCTTTCTGGCTTCCTCGAGAGCAGCGTTTGCCTGAGCCACGGCCTGCTGCGCTTCTGACACTTCGAGCTTCAGTTTGTCAACTGCAGCACTGTGTGCCGTCTGCGCCTCATCCAGTCGCCCCTGCAAACTCTCCTTAGCAGCGATGAGGTCAGACTCCTTGACATACTTCTTACCATCCACCATCACAACTCCGTCCTTTATCTCAACCTTAGGCTGAGTGTCAGGAGCCGATTCGGAAGTGGTAGAGGTAGTTGAAGTCTGGTCATCTCCGCCAGGAGCATCTTGGGATTGATTCTGTTCAGGTGCCTGAGTCATTGTATTTGCCTCCTCACAGTATAGTCTACCACAACGGGGTGCGGTTGTCAAGGACAAATAAATAGCTACATATAATGTAATACCCCTTTCAATTTATGCCATTACTGCACCATTGCGTCAGTCAGATACTGCTTAGTCATATCGTTGTAGAGGTTACGGGCAGTCTCGGTCAAGAAGGTATCAGTATTGCCGAAGAAATATGACCAGGCATCAAGTTCAGGGTCTACGTAACGGAGACGCTGACGGGCTTCTCGGACTCGGGTGTTGAAGCCTGAGATAAGCTTCTCACCATCAGGCCCAATGATGTTCTTCAGTTCTTCCCTCTCAGCACCTCTAGCTACTTCATATCTGCGTATCTGCTGACGTTGTTCAGGGTCGTACTGCTCAAGAACCACAGCACGGATGTTTCTGTATGGGCGGAGATATTCTCGACTGATTGTCCAGTAGAGTTTCTCCATCGGAGTCCAGTCAGCCTGAATCCTATCCAGCAGGCGCTGACGGTGAGTTTCATCCAGAGACTCTAGCAGAGCATCAATCTTGGCATAGTAGGTATCGAAGTCAAGTTCCATCCTCTGGCTATCCCAGTTGTACTTCAGTTCTGGCTGGATTTCGTAGTAGTACCAGAGGAGTTCCTGGTCTGGAGTGTAGGTAGGGATAATGACATTCTTAGTCCTCAGCCATTCCTCCCGCTCCTCGAGAGTCTTAGGTACGTCCTTGTATGCAGGAGATTCACCCAGGACTCTGGCTGCTTCGGCCTGCTTAGACTTGATATCTCCTAGCATCGAGCGCCACTGGTCAGGGCCTATCTCTCCAGATACTCGCTGACGGTTGAGGTCTACAATGGAAGGCCGTATGAGCTTTCCATCCTCGTATACTCCAGTATGTCTGGCCTCAGTTGACATCTTTTCCAGAGTGTCGTAGTAGTCCTTGATTCTACTCTCTAGACCCTGCCAGGAGGATGGTAGCAGTGGAGTGATGATTCCCTGCCAGCGCCGGAACTCCTCAAACTCATAGAGGAGCTTCTGCTGAAGGACATCCAGGTGGTAGTAGTCAGAGAATCTCTTCCCTGTCACAGGATACATCCGGTCAATTTGCTTCTGGATATCTACAGATACTCCAGTAGCTTCCTCGACAGCCAGGCGGAGTTCTCTACGGATTTCCTCGTACTCCTGAGGTCGGATGCGCAGAAGACCTGTTTGCTCCATGAGGATTCCCTTCAGACCATTAGCCTCAGCCTCTGCTCTCAGCCAGAGCTTTTCTTCCTCTTCAGTCAATGCCTGGCCTTGGGATTTCTTCCTCCAGATTTCATCTGCATCGTAGCCCCACTTGCCAAGAGTCAGCATAGTTTGGAAGTCACGGAATCTGTCAGGATAGACAATATCTATAACCTTCCCGATGTGTTCAGGAGATAGGGCTCGAAGGGCAGACAGGCCAGTCTTGACCCAGGATGGAGCTACTTCGGCCAGTTCTGGCTTGCCACCAGCAGTCGCACCGAAGGCAATGATAGGAGCCATGATGTGTATGCCTGGATAGAATCCCGCTCTGCCGATGTAGTCGATGAACTCCATTCCAGGTATAGCATCGTAGTACTCAGGGAAGTCCTTGAGGAAGAACCTCCTCATACCGCCCATCCAGATACTGCCTCGGAGAAGGTTGATTTGAAGGTCAGTTCCAGGTATTGGAATGTAGCCACCATCAGAGTAATCCATGTACCGGCCTAGGCCAGTCATGGTTCCTGGCGTTCGCATCCAGGTGCGAGGAATCCATCTCCAGCGGAAGAGTTCATAAGTCCAGAATGGAAAAACTGCTCTCATGGTCTCATCTATGATGTTGGCGTCGTCGTAAGTTGGGTAGGCTAGTTCATGGAGTTCTCTGGCTTTACCCATCGCCTGTTCTTTCCTACTCCACCATTCTGCAGTAGCCTCGCCTTCACGATATACTGATGTCTGCTTCAAGTCCTCTCCGATTCCCTCCACATACTGTCTCCACCTGGCCACATCAGTCTCATCCATCTTGACTGTTGCATGGAGACGATGCAGTTCTTGTCTGATGTCGTCAAGCTGAGTCATGGTTGGGGAGTCAGGAGTCAGCGTTGAAGGCTCAAAGCCAAGGTTGCGCCACAGTTGGTCATAGACTTCTCCAATGGCTTCGTCAGTGAATCCTAGGTCTGCAGCAGTTGTCTCAAACTTATTGGCGTATGCTCCTGCCTGATTCCGCACATAGTCAATGAAGTCTTCCCTTGGCCTGACTGTGCTATGGTGAGATACTCTAGTCAGACCTCGATAGACATCATCCCCAGTCACCCCGAACAGATATGCTATGTGAGAAGGAGTCAGCTTGCCAGTGACTGGTATGATGGTATCAGGTAGGTAGGGAGCCTTGCCAACAGATGAGAGGAATGCTCTGGATGAGTCCAGGCGCAGGTTCCTCAGCCGCCTTGCGTTGATAGTATGCTCGTCCCAGATAAGTGCCTTCTCGGCTCTCTGCTGACGCCAGAATCTGTCATTTCTCTGCTTGGCAGGAGTACGAGGAATCTTTGCCTCGACCTCGGCTAGTCTGTTCCGAGTGTTCAAGACATTGGCATTCTCCATCCGGTAGATGTCTGCTAGGGCATTGACTGCTCTCTGCTGAGACTCATTCAACTCTAGCCTAGGCAGAGGCTTCCCATCTGGCCCGTAGATTGTAGGACGCTCCCGCATAAACCTCTGCAACTCATCCACGATAGAGTCCATCTGCTCTTTGCTCTGCTCCATGAACTCATTGAGAAGTTTAGCAGAGCCTATGTGGAAGTCATCAGCCTCTTTCCCAGGCTTGAGCCGCTGAGAGCGCAACTCCACCAGTCGCCGGTAGTCATGAATCCTCTCATCTATCGCATTCATCATGCCTGAGATGTTCTCCATGTCTCCGAGGAGTTCATCCAGATTCTGAGGAGCATGAGCGTCAGGCTGCATAGTAGCTTTGGAGAAGAATCCTGCAGGTGACTCAGTATACCCAGAGGCAGTGTATATCTTCTTATGCTGCTCCTTAGCAACTATGGTCACCTTGGATGCTCCACGCTCCTTAGCCAGATTGTGGATAACCAAGTCCATGTCCTGCATGAAGCGACGATTGAGAGTGCCAGGAGTTGTAACACTAAGTTCAGAAATCACAAGCTCGTCAGGAGTCTGGCCCTGCCGAAATGTTATCTGGCCAACTTCTCTTCCCTCGAGGTTGATAGGAGCTTTGGAGTAGATTATGTCAGGAGTTGTGACAGGGCCAAGGCTGATATCCTGCGTTAGGTCATCTAGCAGAGTAGCCTCGCCTCTGTATGCTCGGGCAAACTGCCTTGCTTCCTCCTGCAGTGCATCAATCTGCTTGGTCAGGGATGCCAGGCTGAGCTCTCGCTCATATTCCGCCCAAGCAGCTATTCTGCCATCTATGTCTGCAAAGATGCTACCATCCAGGACTTCATCCCTGATACCTATCTTAGTTCCTGAACGGACATCAGTACACTTGTCAAAGGTCTTGCCCAGTTCCTTGGAAATCTGCCTACGTTCGAGTTCTAGAGTGTCCAGGTACTTATGAGCTAGAACCTCATCTGGCCCAACCGTTGCATCCTGGATGAGAGACCTCTCAATATCCCTCATGTCAGAAGGTGAAAACTTACCAATCTGCTCCAGTTGGCCTCGCCTTCGCAGTACAGCATTGGTTATCTCTGCCATCTCGTCTGAGGCAGACTCAGCCAGTGCCTTCATGTAATGTACTTGATAGTCATAGGCCCGCTGGATGGTAGTCATAACCTCCCACATGTCATTGTAGGCCTGGATGTCAGTTAGTTTGAAGTCCTGACCTCGAATGTTGATAGTCTTGCCAATATCCTTGCCCCTGAACTTCACTCCCTTAGTGATGAAGGGAATCTTGCCACCACGGAAGGCTGATGTACTGCCAGTCTGCGGGTCAACCAGAGCCATCTCCATCCGCTGAACTCCTCGCTCTGCCATCTGGAGTTCATAAGGTGCATTGGTTAGGCCCTTGAACAGACGGTTGGTCTGAGCTACTCCACCGTAGGACTTCGGATACATAACTTCCGCCCCGCCGAGGAAACTTCGCTGCATGTTCTCGAGATAGTTGAATGGCCCGAAGTTGGCAAAGAGAAGATTCCATCGAGCGAAGGGCATGATGACCTTTCGTTCTAGGCTGATAAGATGAGAGCTCTGAAGGATTCTGTCTGACACCCGACTGACCCAGGATACCGACCGACCTGCCTGATTCATATGAGTTGAGATAGGACTCGCCAGATTCTCGTACCGGATATTAGTCAGGCGGTCAAACATTCCTATCAACTGGCTGTTTGGAACGTCGGTCTTGAATACCTTCATAGCATCATCTACAATGGAGTCTTTCAGGAAGGCCAGCCTCTTAGTTAGCTTCTCAACTCCCTCCTCAGCCGCCTCGAATCCAAGGTTGGATAGTATCTTGCCTGCTGTTATCTTGGGAGTCTGACCAGAGAACATATTCAGCAGTTCATCGTTGAAGTGAGAGAGGATAGAATCTGGCAGAACGCCAGGCATGGCTCCTTCAGGTATCACGTCCCTGAGTAGCCTTGCTACATCGTCTGAGCCAAGGTAGCTGAACTCTAGCAGTTCACTACCAGTCTTGACCATCAAGTCCCAACCTTCATGAGGTCTGTCCAGAGCAGCCTGGATACAGGCTTCTGCGGTATCTCGGATGTCTTTAGCCGTCAGGCCTCGGAGATTCCTCACATTCGGGAAGGTTCTGTCCAGTACTGCCTTGAAGTCCATCGAGGCTTTCCGGCCAAAGTTCCGAGACATCATAGTCATAGTTCTCGGAATCCGATATCCTGCACCTGCAAGCCAGTCTCGGAATCCGATATCCTGCACCTGCAAGCCAGAAACTGCCCTTGATAGGAGACAGCGCAACTTCCATGCCAGCCTTGAATACTGCATCAGACGCATTGACAAAGCCGTTCTCGATAGCCCCGACGAAAGGCCCAATTCTAGCTCCGACAGTTCTCAGGCCAACTCGTGAAAGTGCTCCACCAACTTTGTTCGCTGCCGCAGTCGCAATACCCAGACCGATGTAGGTAGTAGGGTCGAAGACAGTCTCGATGCCCATTCTCAGCCACCAGGGCATGTCAGTGTCATTCAGAGCTAGAGCATAGGCATCCCAGGAAGACTCACCCTGAGCACGGTAGAACTGATAAGTATCATGCATTCTGCCGGCCAGAGTATCTTCTCCAGTCTTGAATAGGTTATGTACTCCAATAATAGCAGCAGATGCCAGAGGCCTAGGCAGTATGTCGAAGTACTTATCAAGTAGCTCGATACCTGCCATGATAGGCTGGACGAATAGGAGTTGAGTGAACTCGCCAGGAGTCAGGTCAGGAGACTCAGGCTGTAGCAGACCTGCACGGATAAGGTTCAGACGGTCAGTTTCTTTGGCCCAGGCACTTGCTCTTTC